ATGAAACACAAAGTTACTTACAAAACCAAAGATGGTACTCTTAAGGAGCAACGTTTTGATGATTTCAATGAATTTGCAGATACTATTGAAGAGGTTGCTTCAAATTATTATGCAGGAATTCGGCCAGAAATTGAAGTTGAAACAATTTATGATACAATGATTAAAAAAGAGAGAATTTCCGAATATGGAAGAACTAGCCCTAAAAATCAATTTCTTAGAGAAGAGATTGAATCGAATTGAAGAAAAATTAAATCAATTACCAGTTCCATTTAAATTATTGTATAAACCAGAATATTCAAATACACATCAAGACATTGTAGAATATTTGGATAAAATCAATTTAAGACTCAAACAAATAGAAGATGGGAAAAGCAGTTGCGATTTATAAAGGAGTTGATAGTGGTGGTGTTTGTCCATGTGTAACACCACCAACTAAATTAGAACCACCAATTGGAGATGTATTTGCAAATAAAATTGCAGTTATGGCAAATACTGATGTATTAACTTCAGCAAATGGTACTACATGTACAACAACTCCTGCTCCTTGTGTTTCGCCAAGAGTTGTAAAATCAGTAAGTAAAGTTTATATTAATAAATTACCAGTTGCAACAATTGGAGATAGTTTAAATGAACCTACAAAAATTACAATTCCAACTGGAGCAACTAGCGTTTTTGCTTGAAGTATGCTAAAATTCATTTGTTGTTTACGTTAAGATAAAAATTATGGCAAAGCGTCCTTCGTTTTCTGGCAGTCATAAGATTGATTCCAAACCCAAGCGTACACGCCAGGGGGATGGAAAGAATACTAAATATTCTGCCAGTAGTCGAAATAATGCTCGAAAGCGTTACAGAGGTCAAGGTCACTGAAAACTTATAATAAAGGGATAGAAACCCCTTTAAAAGTTCTGTTTAACCTTATATGGAGAAAACAGATGGCTCTAAATCCAGTAGATAGAAGTGAAGAATTTGTGAAATCGGGTATGTCTCTGATTTCAGATTTAAGTTCCGAAAAATATCTTAAAGATAGACGTTATAAAATTCCTTCAGACCGTTTATCTCGTCCTTGTGGTGGTGCTGGTGGATTTGATGATTTTGTAGAAAGATTCAATGAGTAAGAGAACTAAATAAGAATAAACTTTAGTTTAAGTGGAAAAATTTCTTACTTTTAAAGATTTAAAGATTACATTCAAACCTCATCCTATAACTGGCGATATGCAAGTTGCAAAGGATGAGGTTGCAATTAAGCAATCAATTGTAAATCTTTTACTTACAGTAAGAGGTGAAAGATTATTTAATCCAGATCTTGGATCTTCTGTTTCATCTTTTTTATTTGAACAATTAGATTATGGTACAGCTGCATTAATTCAATCTGAAATTGCAAATACATTAAATTTATATGAACCACGTATTAATATAATTGAATTAAATGTAAATCCAGATTTTGATGAAAATGGTTTTGAAGTAAATATTGTTTTTGAACTGATTGGTCGAGAAGATTTACCACTTAGCATTGCATTTTTTCTAGAGAGAACCCGATAAATGCCTTACACTCAAGTATCAAATTTAGATTTTAATGAGATAAAAACTGCATTAAAAGATTATTTAAGATCTCAAACAGATTTTACTGATTTTGATTTTGAAGGTTCTGTTTGGAGTAATTTACTTGATGTTCTTGCGTATAACACTTATTACACTGCATTTAACACAAATTTAGTTGTTAATGAACTTTTTTTGGATTCTGCAACTCTTCGTGATAATGTAGTTGCATTAGCGAAACAAATTGGGTATCGTCCAAAGTCAAAAGTATCACCAACTGCAGCAGTTAATTTTAAAGTAACATTTGGTAGTAACAGTCCAACACATGTAGTTTTAAAAGAAGGAACTGGATTCGTAACTACATTTGATAATATTTTGTATCAATACGTTACAGTTGAAGATATAAAAGTTCCTGTAGCAAATAGTGTTGCAAACTTTACGGATGTTAAAATCTATGAAGGTTCATTAATAAAGAATTATTTTACTGTCAATAATTCTTTACAATCTCAAAGATTTATTATTGAAAATCCAGGGGCCGATTTAAGTACAATTAAAGTAAAAGTTTATCCTTCAAGTACTTCATCAGCTTATGATTTTTATACTTTATCAACAAATATTTTAAATATAAATTCTTCTTCTAAAATTTTCTTTGTTGAAGAAATTGAAGATGAAAAGTATGAAATTTTCTTTGGTGATGGAGTTTTAGGTCGAAAGTTAGAATCTGGTGAATATATTGAAGTTTCTTATATTACAACAAATGGTTCCCTTACAAATGGGGCAAGAAATTTTACCTTTGCCGGTGTTTTAGAAGATACATTTGGAAATTCAAATTTTACAGTTGCGATATCTGATTTAATAACGGTCTCTGTGGCCTCTGGAGGCGAAGAGATTGAGTCAATTAAGAAGATCAAATACAATGCCCCAAAATACTTTGGAACGCAAAATAGAGCTGTTACAGCATCAGATTACGGTGCAATTGTAAGAAATATCTATCCAGCTGTCGCTGATATTATTGTCTATGGTGGCGAAGATGCAGATCCACCAGAATATGGCAAAGTTAAAATATCAATAAAACCAACAAACGCTTCAAAATTATCTTCGTTTACAAAAAAAGATATTGTGAGTCAATTAAAGCAATATATGGTTGCTTCAATAACTCCAGAAATAATTGATCCTTCTATCATTTATATTGAATTAACATCAAACATTTATTATAATAAAGCAGTTACAACACAAACTCCAGAGCAAATAAAAATAAAAGTAATTAGTGGTTTAGAAAATTATATTATTCAAGAAGATGTAGAAAAATTTAATGGTAAATTTAGATATAGTAAAATTGTAGGAGTAATTGATGATGCTGATCGTTCCATCAATTCGAACCAAACTACCGTTATGATGCGTAAGGATTTTTATCCAGCTTTAAATTCTACTTTCTATTACGAATTATGTTTTCAAAATCAATTTGATTTAGATTGTGATAAAACTACAATGTCTTCTACTGGATTTACTGTAGTTGAGTTTCCAAATACAACAGTTTATCTTGAAGATCGCAATAGCAAAATTGTCCTATATAGATTAGATTCTCTAACTGGGGAAAAAATTGTATTAAAAGATTATGTTGGTGATATTAATTACCAAAAAGGTGAAATTATGCTGTATGATTTAACAATTATTAAAGGCAGTTTTTTTGACAATCGTATTGAAATTAGAGTAAGACCTGCTTCGAATGACATTACTGCCAGTAGAGAAGTATATCTAGATGTAGATATTTCAAATAGCAAGTTTACAGCATATCCAGAGTAGACTCAATGGCGTCAAAAACGAGAAAAATTTCAACCCTGATTGAACAACAACTTCCGGGGTTTATCTCATCCGAATACGAAAATTTTTCAAAGTTTGTAGAAAAATACTACGAACATCTTGAAAATCAAGGACAGCCCCTGGATATTATTAATAATATTTCAACGTATCGTAATATTGATTATTACGAACAAAATTTATTAAACCAATATACAAATCTTACAAGTAATATTAATGCATCGCAAACTACGATTACTGTTGCCGATGCTTCTTCATTTCCAAAAGAAAACGGATATATCAAAATTGGAGATGAAATTTGTTTTTATCAAGAAAGAACACTTACCCAGTTTAAAAATGTCTCTAGAGGAGTCAGTGGAAATAATACCCTCGGGGACCTTTATACTAGTACAGAATTCATAACCACCCAAGCAAAAAATCATTTTTCTGGTGATCAAGTATACAATATAAGTAATTTATTTTTATATGCATTAATTAAAAATTTTGAATCCCAATATTTGGATTCGTTTCCAGAAAAATATTTAAAAGGAGAAGTTGATAAAAGAACTCTTATAAAAAATATTAGTAAATTTTATAATACAAAAGGAACTGATCAATCAATTAAATTTATTTTTAATTCAATTATATCGAAAAATTCAAATGAGAACGTTGAAGTATTTTATCCTAAAGAAACTACATTAAAATCTTCAACTTCTGATTGGACGACAACATATTCTTTAAAAGTTAAAGTTATTTCAGGAACAATTGAAAATTTAATTGGTGAAAAAATAGAGCAATTAGTTGATATAAAAAAACCTAACAGTAATTATGCTTCAGCATACATTGATAATATTGTTTATTTAACTGAAGACATTTATCAAATTATTCTTGATCCTTCCTCAGTAAATGGAACTTTTGATGTAATTTCCAAAACAAAATTAACTGCTCCTATTTTAAGTACTACAACCGTAGGTGATAGAATTAATGTTGGTTCAACTTTAGGTTGGGATAAAACAGGAAATTTGATGATTGGAGGTGAAGAATTTAAATTTAGTGACAAAAATGTAAATCAATTTGTAATTGAATCTAGATCTAGTTCTGTTCAGTCACATCCTGTAGATTCTGAAGTATATAATATTTCAACTGTTCAATCAAAATCTACTAAATTTTTAATTTTAGGTGTTCTTTATAATTTAAATATTTCAAATGCTGCTCCATATTCTGAAGTTGGTGATAAAATTCAAATTAGCGAGCCAGGTGTTGAAAGTAGAAATCCAATTGTTTTTAACCCAACTACAAGTTTAATTAGGTGGTTAATTAATCAAACAAATCAAAAACCAAATGTTTTTCAAAATACTACTATACAAAATGCGATCAAAGATTTAAATGCAGATGTATCTGGTGTTTATGAAGATGATCAATATTTTTATATTTGTTCTTCTAGTTATCCATCTCACCGCATTTTAAAATCTTCAATTACTGAATTGCCATCAGAACAAAAAATTCTTAGATTAATTAGAAAACAACCAATAAACACAACAGAAATTTACGAAACTCCAGCTAGAGATGTTGGAATATTTGTAAATGGAACTCCTGCGTATGGTTGTAAAGATGAAGAATATGTGTCGTATGGTAAAATTGTAACCTCAGAAGTTACATATAAAGGTTTTGGTTATAAAGCAGCACCGTATGTTTTAGTTGATAACGTTGCTGGAAAAGCTTCGGCAACTATGGCTGGAGAGCTTGTGGAAAACATTGTTATTGAAACTGACGAAATTTTTACAGTCACTCCAAAAATTACTATTACTGCTGGTCGAAATGCTCGTGCCAGAGCAATTGTTACAAACGGACAAATTACTGATATTATTGTAATTGATCCAGGAGAATATTATTCATCACCACCATCAGTTAGAATTATTGATCTTGCTGGTCGTGGAAATTTTGCCGAATATACAGCAAAAATTTCTAATAATGGACAGGTTATTGGTTTTAATGCAATCAATCAAGGCAAATTTTATACTTCAGAAAATGTTCAAATAGAATTAATTGAAGATGCTAGAGGTTCTGAAGCTAAAGCAATTGTTGAAATTAAAAAATGGTATAAAAATAGATTTGTAAAAAATCAACCCAAACTTGATGATTCTTATGGATTTTTATTTCCAAACTATGATACAAAAGATAAATTAGACAAAAAATATGGTTATGGATATGTAGCAAATCCAATGAGATTACGAGTTCAATTAAATGACAATTTACTTGAAGATTTTAGTGTACCTTTTTCAAACTCTCATTCTCCAATTATTGGCTATGCTTATGACGGCAACCCAATTTATGGTCCTTACGGGTATTCAGATCCTTTAAATTCAATATCAGAAATAACTCGATTACAAAGTGGTTATGAATTATCCACTTTTAGAGTTGGAGGACCTTCTACAAGTCAATATCCGTTAGGATCATTTGTTGATGATTATATTTGGAATGCTAGAGTCTCTGCAGGTAAGCTTTATCTAGATGAAAACAACGGAAGATTTTGTGTAACTCCAGATTATCCTAACGGAACTTATGCTTATTTTATAACAATAAATCAATTTAATCAACCTGTTTTTCCTTACATTTTAGGAAAAAATTTCTATTCTTTACCAATAGATTCTAATTATAATTCTAGTATATCTCAAGATAATTTGCCATCAAACGTTAAAAGATTAAGAACATCTAATATTGAATCAAATGGTAATAATTCTATAGTTAGAATTAATAATACAAGTAAAGGAAATATTTCTGGCGTAGATGTTCAAGAAACACCAAATACGTTTCGAGTTGGTTCTATTGTAAGAGTAAATGATGAAAATACAGGTGGTTATGATGCTTCTGCTTATGTTTCGGAAGTAAAAGGAGTTTTTGTAGAAACAATTGAGAGTGTTCAAAATAAAGCTTTAGAAATTAATTTACGAAATACTGCGTTTTTATATTCTGGAGATATTATTACACAAGCTTCTACAGGAGCTTATGGAGAAATTATTGGTAATGTAATTGATAGTAATCAAATTATACTTCGCGAAGTTAATGGCACTTTCAACACAACAAATTTAATATCAGCTTCTATAAATGTACAAAGCATTTTATTAGACAAAACTTCT